CCATGTGTTCTCCTTTTGGTCAGCTGACCGAACAGAAATAGGTGGCCTTGACCGTCACATCATCGTGCGAGACGGAGATGGCCTTCTTCTTGGTGGTGACGATCGACCCATGGGCAACTGCCGTGGGGGTGAACGCCACCGCTGTTCCGTCCTTATCAGTCTTGGTCCATGTGTAGGTGAGACTCACCCCGGTCCCGTCAATCTCCTCGCCGTTCTGATATACGCGGCAGATGAGGGTGGTGCTTCCCGTGTCGTTCTTGAAATAGCTTCCCGCGGTGGACTCGATGACCGCCTGGTAGGGATCGGTGACGTCCAGGATCGAAATGGCTTCGGTGTCGTAGCTGATGTTGAAAGTGTCGGAGGTGGCGTCGGTGTCCAGGATCGAGCACTTGAACATGGCAAACGAATCCACCATGGAAGGAGTGACCGTCAAGGTGGCCGCAGTTGCTCCGGCGATATCCTCCCAGACGGTCCCGTTGATCGATTTTTTCCACTGGTAGTCGAGGTTTGTCGTGTCCTTGGTGGTACCGCGGATGAGCTCAGACTTGACTGAAAGCGATGAAGGGCTGTGGTTCTTGAACTGGCTGCCTCCGGTGGCGTAAGCCCGGGCGACCACGAATGAGGTGCCGTTTGCCACCCGAGAGAGGGTGATGACGATTGTGACGGGAAAGGCGAGGTTCAGAACCGGGTCGGTATAGGTGCCGCTGAACTGGTAGTCGATTTGCCACACATCGGTCGTGAGCTTGTCCTCGCTCACCGTGAGTACCCCGCTGGTGGCATTGATCGTCTCACCGTTGGAACCGCTGGTGACCGTAGTCCAGGTGGCCGAACCTGCGATACGACGCTTCCAGGCCTTGGCTGTCATGGTGGAAACGACATCGGTCCCTCCGGCCTTGCGCACCACAGGGGTGAGCTGCAGCGAGGTATCTCCTGCCCACGAGGGATTGAGGGTCTGGTTCGATGTATCGTACAGGCTGGTGAGGGGCAGATTGCTGTCGATACCGGTGATGAGGGAAATACCGTCGGTATAATCCATCAGCGTGAAACTGGCGCTTGTCTTTGCCATTGTAGGTGCTCCTTATGCTTCGTAGCCGGTCAGGTCGATCTCACAGAAGAAGACCGTACGCCCGACGCAGTCTGCGTTTTTGATTTCGACACTCTTATGGGCGATTGCCTTTGATGAGGTGTTCCACCGCCCGTCATCGATCGGGTCGGCACTGAGGCGCTTCCACCGAAAGCGCGAGGCATCCAGCGCTTCGGTGATCTCGGTGGTGTTTTGGAAGACGTGGCAGGTGAGGATCGTATCGACCTGCTCGGGTCGGAAGATCGAACCGTTGGACGACTGGATGGATACGGTGTACGACGAGCCGTCCACCCCCGGTGGTCCCGGGGATCCGACGGTGTCGTTCTTGCCCCTGTCGAGTACCTCTAGGTAGGCTGGGGCACTCAGGTCGAATGCCGAGATGCCCACCGACTCGTAGCGGTACACCGCACTCTCATCGGTGAAAGTGCGTGCGGTCAAAAGAACTGAAACATTCAGGCCGCTGAAAGCATCGTCGATGAGTCTGACGAGGCTGCCGCATCCCAAGTCGACGGCCGAGAAGAAGGTGTACTGGCTGCCAGCATGGCGGTGGAACTGGCCCAGGAGGTTCGCATGCTCTTGGGCGAGAGTGCGCTCGTGTACGAACAGCAGTTCCTCGGAAAGCAAATTGTCCGAGCTTTCTCCTTCGTAGACGCTGTCAGCTGTCCTGACGATGTTCGTGTCACGCACATAGATGATATCGGCATAGGCATCAAGGCGCGTGATGTGAAAGGCCAGCGTCCCGCTGTTGTGTGCCGCCACCTGCAGGTACGGACCACCTGCCGCAGCGATGTTGGCGGTGATGTAGCCGCTTTCGGCGGTGAACTCGGTGCGCACGTTCGAGACGGCGATGATGTCGCTCGATCCCACGATATCGATCTCACTAGCGGCGTTGCAGGCTTCGATCAGAGCGGGAGTGCGAAAGCTATCCGCCTGGGCTTCGGTCCATTCGGCTTCGGTATAGATTTCACTGCCGTCGAAGTGCGCGCCACCTTCCAGCTTGAGGTAACAATACGGGTGCCCATCCCCTCTTCCTGTGGTATTGCGGTACACCAGATAGTCGCCTGCCGTCCCTAAACGGGTAAATGAAACCCGCGCACTCTTGTACTGGCGGATCTTCTTGGAAAGCGTGATCGCCTTGCCTCCCACCACCACCAGGTCGTCCTTGTCGAGAATGGGGAGGGTCTCAGTGGAGGTACAGTCCACCTTGAACAGCCTCAGCTGTCCCAGTGCATCGAAGTAATGCACATGACCCAGCTCATACACCAATTGGTCCAGCAGCTCGCCGCAGGTTGCAGATCCATCCACGCTTCGGGTGACCGGAGAAGTGAGGGAAATGCAATCTGGTGATACGGTGATACCCGCTCTTGTGCAGATAGAGGCGATCGCCTCGCTGGCTGTGCAGTTGAATAGGTGCCGTCCACTTTCGATGAAGGCTTTTCCCAACAACCGGGTGCCGGTGTCCTCGATGGTGATCGCCAGCGCTTGCTTTCCGCTGTCGGTGAGCATCCAGTTGTAGCTGGTGGACAGGTATCCGGTGAACACGGTTCCTGCCCCATCGGCGAGGACGGCTTTCACATCGCCTTCGGTGGCGATGATATCCTCGATTGCAGGGCAAGCCTTATCCAAGAGCAGATCAACCTGATTCGAGGCGCTTTTAAGGCCGTTAAGCAACTGCTGGTGGAAGGTGATCGACCTGCGTGCGATATGCTGTTCGCCGATCGTCTGTACCAAGGAGTGTCCCTCCTCGAGGTCACCTCCCAGGAAGGTGAGGGTGAGAGAGGGGCTGTGTATGATGCTCATCTAGGTTGTCACTCCGTAGTAATCCAGCCGCTCGAACTCGCCTCGGATCATCCGGGCGAAGGCGCGCATCCCGTCGCTGCCTACAACCGGTGCCTGCTGGTAGATGTTGATGGTCACTTGCGTCGCTCCCTGATACCCTGCGTTTCCCACTGCCGTGGTGGTGGAGACCGCGTCGGTTGCCACGCTCCCCTGGTCTGCGATCGCATCGATGTTCGCCAGGCGATCAGCAAGGCCGCTGAAGGCGTCGCTGGAAAAGGATCCGGGACTGGATGCATAGCTTTTCTTTCTGAACGGGTGCACCAGGTTGTAGGCCGCGGTGGCAATCACGGACCCGAGGTACTGCACCCAGCTTCCGAGCCACGACAACAGGTCGGCAACGTACTGCAGCGGGCTCATGAGGATCGTGAACGCCTTGGCCACCAACAGCAGGATGGGTGAGAATGCCATCATGATGCCGCTGATGACCTGGAAGACCGGGGCAAGGCTTTGCAATACCGGAGTAAGGACCGCCATGAGGATGTTTCCCACCAAGGCGAAGGCTGTGTGCAGCACATCCAAGACCGGCAGGAACAGACTTGCCAAGGTGGTCCCGATCCAGGTGAAAGTGTCCACCAGTGGCTGGAACACCGCCGTGAGCGCCGGCTCCATCACCGATACGAACCCCTGGAGGATGGTGAGCAGGATGCCCAAGGGAGAGAGGGTATTGAAGATGATGTCGATGATCGGCTGCAACGTTGATATGATCGCGGTAACCCCTCCCAGCATCTCGGTGGACACCATGCCCATAAGGCCTCCGCTTACGTCCCCGAACAGGCCGGTGAACACACTGGTCAATCCGTCAGAGAGCATCGAGGCGATCTGAGAGCCCATGCGGGTGTCGGTCTGCTTGGTGTTATCGGCTGTCTCAGCTGTAGAGGCTGCCGTGCCCTCGCCACTGGAGGCGATCTGAGAAAGCAGCTTGGTCTGATTCGCCGCATCAGCCTTCTGGGCGATCGCCTCAAGATCAGGTGCGACAATCTCATCGAGTGCAGTCTTGAAATCAAGGCCGATATCGCCGTACAGGGTGTTCACCATGTCGGCACTATTGAGTACGACCGTCTGGGCGGTATCGATTGCATCAGTGAGCGCGTCACGCAACAGCGGTCCCAAATTCTCGAAGCTCCGGTCGGCCTGCTGCTTGTAGAAGGTCGCCTCATCCTTGCTCGCCTGTGCTCCCATATCAAGGTTTGCCAGCTTGTCACCCAAACCGAAGATCTTTCCCACCCAGGTGCCCTGGATCTTGTCCCCCGCCTTGTTGATCGCATTCTCAAATGCCCCCAGGATCGCACTTTCGATGTTCAGCGCGATGTAGGTGACCCAGCTGATGATGCCCACCACTGCATTGCCCAGCAGCTTTGGAATGCTTTCGAACACCGCCTTGAGCATGGCACTGATGACGATGCCGATATTCTGGGCTGTGGTGGTGATGATCAGCTTGAGCGAATCCCACTCGAATGTGCGCTTGAGCAACTCCCACACGGTGGAAAGCGTCAGCTTGAAAGCTTGGGGCAGGTTCTTCATCACCGCCCCTACGTAGTTGATGAGAGCAGTGAGGTTGGTCTTGATGCCGCTGAAAGCTACATCGAGGTTACCCAACCACGGACCGAAGTTGTAATCGATGATGCCGCCCACCTGCTGGCGGATGTCGCCCCAGGTGTTCTTCATGTTCGTCAGGTGTTGGGCGGTATCCCCATCGGCCATCATCGCCGAGTACTCTCCGAGCTTGTCGATCACCGCCTCGACCGCCGCTCCGTGTGCGAGCTCGTCCTTGGTGAGGCCATCGAGCTCGATGCCGAGCTTTCTCAGCTCCCCGGTGGCCCCGGTGTAAGAATCCAGCAGGTTCATCATCGAGCCGTTGAGGTCCTTGCCCGTCACGTTGGACAGGTACACTGCCGCCTCGGAGATGCTTTCAATTTCGTCGGCACTCTTGCCCAGGGCGGCCAGCTGGGCGACCATGGATTCGATATCGCCCTTGCCAGAGAGTGTCTGGCTGCTCAGCCGCTCGACCACGGCAGTAACCTTCTCATACGAGGTGCTGTCGCCCAGTGCGAGGGCGAGTTGCTTGTAGGATCGTTCGGCAGCGGAGAACTCGGAGAATGTTGAGCTCACCGCGCTTCCCAAAGCCTTCACTGAAGCGATGATCGCGGTGGCGGCGAAGGCGCCTTTAAGCACTCCACCCAGTTTGGTTGCAGCACCCTTGAGGCTTCCCAGGTCGGCTGCAGCTGATTTGACAGCCCCTCCGATGTCGTTCTGGCCTTTGATGATGACTTTCGCTTGTGCTGCCATACTCGCTTTCCCCTTATGCAATGTAAAGGGCGCCCCATGGACGCCCTGTGATTAGTGTTTCTGTGTCATTTTCTTAGCCTGCTCATGCACATGTCTCCGGTAGTTGAGCTGAATCAGCTTGAGGATCTGCATGCTCATGTACGGCTGGTCCATGAGAGAACCAGCGAACGGTAGGTGCCTGAAGTCCCCGCTCTCAGAATCGCAGCAGGGCAGATAGATATCGGTTATGTAGAAGAGCCAGTGGCCGTACTCGGCGTAGAGCTCTGCGCTTCTTCTTCCGTTGAAGACCTCGCAGCAGAGGGATGCGATCTGCCGCCGCTGGTGTCCGCACGGGAAAAAAAAGCGGCATGGGTGTATTCGTTGACGACCTTCACCGTCAGATCCAGCGACTCGAATACCAGAGAGGCAACCTCGCGGTTGTCCATCTTCTTTTTGGCATCCGCATCCTCGTAGAAGTTGTGGTCAACCAGGATCGAGGGAAGCAGATCACGAAGGAGGGTGAGTGTCTGGTTCTCCCCCTGCTCTGAGGCTTCCTTGAGTCGGAGCATCTCCAAGGTGGGCAGTTCCTTGAGTACGATATAGGCTTCATCGTCCGCCTTGAGGCCCACCAGTGTTCCCACTTCAATGCGCACCTTCTGTATGCACGCGTCATAATGTCTTGTCTTGATGAACATGTCTGTTATCCTCCGTAGGGTGTCGAAATCTTGTCGGTGATCACGATGGTGATGGGCTCTTCGGTGCCCACACTGAGTGCCTCGCCTGCAACGGTAGAGCTGAGTATGCCCGTTCCCCCGACATTCGCATCCACCTCGCTGATCGCCACATGCGAGAGGGTGATGGTAATGCTGTGCCCTGCACCAGGGGATGAGAAGGTCAGCTCCACAGAAGCGTTTTCCTCGCTGGTGAGGTACTCACCTCTGAGCGTTTCCACCTCGGCGCTGTAGGGGATCTCGAAGTTGATGGTCACAGCTCTCTTTCCATGCTGGGGCCTGCCTGCATACAGGCCCGAGGCATAGGTACGCGGGGAGCTTTCGAGCGCGTTGTCGATCTTCAGTGATGCGCTGGTGATGTCGTACGTGCTTCCGTTGACCGTGAAGGTCGCATTGGTGCACCGGTACGAGGGGATGGAGAAGCTCTTCAGTGCCTCTTCAATGGTTCCGTTCTCTTCAGTGGTCCCCTTGATGTCTATGCTGCCCTTCACATAATCGCCGGCTGCGCAATCCAGGCTGAGGGCGCTGATGGTGCACCCCGCGTAGCGCTTGATTGCCGCCTTGCGGTCAATGGTGAAGGTGAGGCTGGGAAGCGCTTCGTTCACATCGCACAGGGCGATGGTGTGGGTGTACGCATCCGTTTCTCCCACCTGGGCGCAGGTATCTTCTCCACCCAGGGCAGCGTGTAGGATGAGACCGGCCGATTCGGGTCGGAGGATGAAGCTCACCGAGCCCTCCACCGTCACCGCCAGAAGATCGCGGTTCGTTGCGGTCTTGCTTCCCAGCAGCGAGCCCTCATCCCCTTTCTCGACAGCAACCTTGATGCTTTCACTGGTCAGATCGACCAGTGTTGTGGGACTGGCAGCTTGGGCGAAGGAGCTTTCCTTGCCTGCCTGCAGCCGCGATCCCGTTCCTGTGTAAAATGCCATATGCGTTTCCTCTCTTGTGGTTTCTAGAATTCCTTGGACCACTGCAAGTCGATGCTTGCCTCGATGGCGGTGACCGTCGTGCTTGCCGTGACGGCCGGGTAGTAGTCCATGTCGGTGATACGCGCGTCCTCGATGAATCCTCCCAGCGTGGGGTCTCCTCGTAGGAGCAGGTACAGGGCTCCATACAGTGCGAATACACGCTTGACCAGAATCGCGTTGGGTGCACTCTTGCACAGGAGAAAGATGGTGGCGCGCATGGTGGCCAGGTCGCTGTTCATGCCCAGCGGCTCGAGGTTCTCATAATCGGGCTGGATGTAAAGCATCGTGGGTCGCCGCATGCTGTCCACATCAGGAAAGTCGATCTCTATGTTCTTATCGTCGAAGTGCTCGATGGAAATTCCCTCTTCGCTCTCCTGCAATCCGACCAAATCGGTGGCAATCACCGCCTTGAGCCTTTCGAGCACCTGCATCTCGGTTATCATCGTTTACTCTCCTTTTCGATGCGCGCCACCTCCCGCTGTACCAGCTGATCGAGTTTCGTCTTGAAAGCCGTGGTAGTCAGGTACTTCTTCACTGGAGCGGCCACGAAATCGCGCTCGGGAAGCTTCACCGAGTGCACGCGCACCCATTTTCCGTCCTTCTGGAATGTGAGGTATCCTCCGTCCTTGGTAGTGATCCGAGCTCCCTTGGCCAGTGCGTAGCCATAGAAGACCTTATCTTTTTCCGATGATGCCTTGGCTTCGACGATGACAGCTTTGCCGCTACGGATCACACGGCGGCTGATGCTCTTGTACAGCGCCCCCGTACCTTTGGCCAGGCCGTGGGACTTGTAGGCCTTGCGTACCTGACCTCGTGCGGCCGTTCCGATGCCGCCCAGGATACGTCGCATCGCCTTGTGCCGATTTACCCCGAGGGATTCGAGGTACCCTAATGCTTCAGCCAGGTCTGTCTCGACCGATACGCTTTCGGTGCTGTACCGTTTTCGTCTGCCGGCCATGTCAGAACCCCAGGATGCGCAAGCTGTCCAGCGGCTGCAGGTACTTGCGGTAGTTGCTGTAATTGACGAACGTGCGGCTGTTGTCGGCAAAGCTTTTGCCTGTCAGGCCGATGTTGCCCCCGGTCTCGCTGAGCATGAGCGTGGCGATACGGAGGATCGAGACGACGATCACGGAAGGCATCTGTTCGACTTCCCATCCCGCTGTGTAGCTCACGATGATGTTGTCCTCACCGGTGGGGAACTTGGTGGCATGGTCGATGAAGCTGATGCAATCGTCGTAGGCTTTCACCACGGCAGGATCCACTACGACTGTTCCCACGGTGAGGGACCCGACTGAGGTAATGTTGCGCGCGCGTAGGTACAGGCGCCTGGAACCGGTCCCCGAGTACACGATATCGACATACTCCTGCCGCTTCGGATCGAAGCCCAAATACGAGGTCACGATATCCTCGGCAGTACATAGGAAGGCGCCCTTGAGCTCGACAGCCTCGGGAGAGTCCTCATAGTTGCCGCTGTAGGTGTTGAACATGGCGATGCCGGCGATCATGCGCTTCCTCCTTCATCGAAATGATGGACACCCCGGCTCTCACCGGGATGCCCCCAAAATTTCTTATGTTTCGCTGACGATCACCGTGCACACCTCACTTGAGACATCACTGAAAGCCTTGGTGGCTCCTGTGGTTGCCTCACTGACGACGCAGTAGTAATACGAAGTTCCCGCGCTCGCAGTGGGCGCCTCGTACGTGTTCCCCGTCGCTTCACTGATGAGTGTTCCTCCGGTGTTGGTCGCACCTGTGTTCGCATACCATTGGTAAGCCAACTCTCTGCCGTCAGAAACGTCTGCTTGTACTTCTAGGACGACCGTTTCCCCAATGAGGGCGGCCACCTCAGTTTTCACAAGAGTCACCGTCAGTGTCGGGACCGTCGGTTCGACAAGGCCCGCAGTCTTTAGGTTGTTGATCAGGACATTCAGGCCCTTGACTGCATTCGCCGCAGTGGAGGCCCCTGATGCAGGAATGTACGGTATCGGACACGGTCGCTCGTCGGTGATGATACAGTCGGCAGCGAGGATCACCTCGCCGCCGATGACAGTTTTCTCACCGCCTTGCTCGCGGTAGTTCTTCGTGTTGTATCCCATCATATGCCTCCCTTAGGCCTTCTGCTGCAGGACCTTTACTGCCTCGCCGAGGATCAGTCGCCCATCCACACGTTGGGACCCGAGGAATCCCACCTGCCCGGTCGGGGCGAACAGTTCGCCCAAGCGCTTGAAGGTGCGCCCCTGGCGGTCGGCGATCCAGTAGTACGAGAAGTCCCCGAAGGCCAGTGTCTTGGCCCCGCTTGCGATCTCGGGCATGTAGGCCGAGGTCTTCACCGGACGGCTGAGGATGGTATCGGGAGTGCCTGCGGTCAGCGAGGGCTGCCAGATGTACTGGCCGCTACCGTCCTTGAGCTTACGAAGTGCCTTGACGGTGGCATCGTTGGTCACCCACACCGCGTTCTTGCGGTACGGAGATCGCAGTGCATAGTACAGGTCGATGACCTCATCGGCACTCAGGGCGGTTGCGGAGGCCGCGTTGACGCCGATTTGTGCACCCCCGGTGGCCGCGAGGATACCCAGGGGCTTGCCCGATCCGTCCCCGGTGAAGAATGCCGCCTCTTCCTTGGCTCCGATGCGACGGGCGAACTCGGAGGCGATGTAGCTCTCGATGTCGAACACGCTGTCGTTGATGAGCTCCTCGGAAACCTTGATGATCGTGCCCAGCTTGTAGGCGCTGATGGTCACCTGCCCGAAGCTGTCGTCGCTCTCAGGATACGTTCCCTCCTCGTCGATCCATGCCGCCTCACCCTTGGATGCGGAAATGGGGATCTTGCGATCGCCGCTTGCGGTCTGGATGATCTTTGCGATGGAACGGAAGAGGTTCTCCTCCTCAAGCGCCTGGATCAGGGTGTGCTCGAACTCGTCCGGTACGAGGTAGCCGCCTTCGGTGTCCGTGCCAACCTGCAAGGCGTTACGCAAATCGGGTGCGTTCTCTCGGCGCCTGAGGTGGTTCCAGAATGCCTTCTTGTACTCGTCCGAAGCGCGTCCACTTTTTTGTTCACCCTTGGGTGCACTGTCGGGACGACTGGTGATGGGGGAACCCACATGTGCGTTCAGCTCACGCTCGAACGCCTCGATGCGCTCCTGCCGTTCGATCTCGTGGCCCAAATCCACGATCTCCTGTTCCATCCGTTCGTAAGTGGTGGTATCCTCGGCGCTCAGGATGCCTTTGTCGTTGCGCCTGGAGTCGAGGAATGCCTTCGCCTGTTCCCAGGTCTTTGCGCGCTGTGCACGCATGTCGTTGATCTTTCCCATTGTGTCTTCTCCTATTGGGGTTTGATGAGATTCAGTCGTTTCTCGAGCTCGCCAAGGGCGGCTCTGCCTTCCTCAGGTGGCTCCTGGTCCTCTGTGATTGCATACGTTTCGGTGATCTTGTTCATCAGTGAGAGCTGAGAGGTGCGAGTGGAGAACGCATACGATGTCTCATTGGATGTTTTCTTCACATCCTCGAGGATCGCATCGGCGAATCCCAACTCGATGGCCTTCTTCGCATTCATCCACGTCTCGTTGTCCATCAGGTGGCTGATCTTCGCCCGGGTGAGATTTGTCTTGATCTCGTAGGCATTCACGATGCTTTCCTTCACCTCATCCAGCATGCCGATGGCCTTTTGCATGTCCTGATGGTTGCCGTAGGCGAGCGTCATGGGATTGTGGATCATCATCAAGGCAGTGGGCGCCATGAGCACCTTCGTGCCTGCCATCGCGATGACCGAAGCTGCACTCGCTGCGATCCCGTCGATCTTCACGGTGATTGCTCCCGGATAATCCATGAGCATCGCGTAGATGCGACTCGCTGCGATACAATCCCCACCGGGGCTGTTGATCCACACCGTCACCTCGCCGCTGTCGGCGAATAGCTCGCTTCGGAACTGCTCGGGGGTGACATCATCATCGAACCAGCTCTCCTCGGCGATCGTGCCCGAAAGCTCAAGGATTCTCGCTCTGCCTTCGTCTTCGCTCTGGTTTTTCCATTGCCAGAACTTCTTGTTCTTCATTACTCTCCTCCTGGGATGTGTTGGTAGCCTTGTCTGCGAATGCCCCTGCCCGAGAGAGGGGGAGCATGTTTCCGTTGATGAGGTAGAGGTTTCCTCCGTCCTCGTCGGTAATGAGGTCCATGTCCTCCAGTGTTCGGATATCGTTGGCACTCATCCAACCGTTCTGGCGCGCGGTGGCATACCCGCCCATGCGGCTCTGGTAGTCGCCACGCAGCAGCCCCTCGACGTTGAAACGAAAGAAGTGCGTCTGCTTCTCTTTTGTATCCAAGAGCGCTCGCGAAAGCGCCTGCTCCCAGCGGATGACCCACGGGTCAAGGGTATATTTGACGAACTCCAGCGACTGCTGCTCGATGTTGCTGAACGATGACTTCTCCAAGTCCCCCACCATGTGCGGGGGGACGCGGAAGATACGTGCGATCTCGTTGATCTGGAACTTGCGCGTCTGCAAAAACTGCGCCTGCTCGGGTGAGATCGAGATGGGCGTGTATTTCATCCCCTCCTCGAGCACCGCAACCTTGTGCGAGTTGGCCGAGCCGCCGAACTGGCCCTGCCAGGTATCGCGCAGGCGCGTGGGGTCCTTCACCGTTCCCGGATGCTCCAGCACCCCGCTGGGGGCGGCACCGTTGGCGAAGAACTTGGCCCCGTACTCCTCGCAGGCGATCGCCATGCCGATGGCGTTCTTGGCCATCGCGATCGGCGAGTAGCCCACCAACCCGTCAAAGCCGAGGCCCGGTATGTGCAGCACCTCACAGGCATCGAGTACCACCGAGTTTCCCTTCATCGTCGGTGCGTCCTCGGCGCTGGTGGTGTATTGGTAGAACAGCCTTCCGCTCTTGTCGCGGTCCACCTGCATGCGGTTGGGCATCAGCGGGTAGAGCGCGGCCACCTGGCCCTTGCCGTTGCGGATGATCTGGGCGTACGCGTTGCCCCAGAGCAAGAGGTGCGTCATGAGCGTTTCGCGGAACACGAAGCTGGTCATCTCCGCATTGGGCTCGCTGTGCAGCAGTGTGTACAGCGGATGGTCTTTCGCCTTCTGTTTGCTCGAGTTTTCCCCGTGGCGGTACAGGTGCAGCGGTAGTCCCGCGATCGCCTCGGCAAGGATGCGCACGCATGCGTACACCGCCGTCATCTGCATCGAGG